GTTGTTCCGTATTGGGAAGTTGCTACTTGACGAGAATCTAAAGTTAAATCTAATTCTGCCGCATCATCGGTACCGGAACCAAACGACAGTTCCATACGAAAATCTCTATTAATTCTCGTTACGAATCTTCGTGGAACTTTCTTTAAACGTAATTTAGCGGATGGAAGTGCTCCAGTTTCACTATTTGCGGTGACTTCTACATCACTCATAATAACGTCTTGAGCGAGATAATCAACTTCATACCACTTATTATTATCAGAGTCCACCACACTTTCTATACCAATAACATTTTCATCCGGCATCAGCACTGATATAAATTTCTGAGCTGTTCCAAACGTAAACTGCGTTGTCTTTTCCGTAGCCGCTACAAGTTTTGCTGGTTTATTAACGATGAATGTGGCAGGATTTCCACCACTAAAAGTATTAACGATGTAATTTTCACTGGTAATATCCGTGAAGTTTACATCTTCAACTAATCTAAACTGTATAGAATTTTGTCCAGACGTAGTAAACGCACTACCTCTTGAAATCTTTAAAAGATATTTTGGGTCTGGAACATATACTCCGTTTTGTAAAACCGCTGGTGCTAATTGGTATAATGTTGCGATAGTGCTTGCTGGATAGATTAACTTGGGCTTATATCCTAAAAACTGTGCAATAGATACTACATTTTCTGGTTGTTCTGCGTATGCTAATAGATTTTCCTTGAATTGGTTATCAATGTAAAATGACAATACATCCCCCACATACGAAGCCATTTCAATAAACATCATACCAGGCGATGTTTCATTGAAATCAGAGTACGTATTTGGATAGTATGCCTTTGCAAACTCTATTAAGTTTTGCCGAAAGTCGGTAAACGTCTTTGAGATATAATTAATCTGCTTAACATTTGGCCGAGGTTGTATAACTACCGGTTGATTGCTTGCCATTTAAAGCTCCAAAGTGGGTCTATCTTAGAATCTGTTTCTATTTGTTGCTCTAGTTCTTTCTGGTACGGAAATTGGTTCGTACGGGAATGCGACCGCAGGAGCTCCAAGAGCTGCCGTAGAAATCGCCACCGCATCAGTTACATTTGGATTATTTCTAAATCTATATACACAAGTTATGTTCAAAGCATTTTCTGCATCAGACTTAGTAACTTGAAAATCTGTCAGTTCAATAAACGGTAACCAACGGTCTACCGCTTCCACTACAGCTAGTCTAGCACGGTCTAACGTATCATCTGTCATTGGTTCAAATAAGATTTTCCATAAATCACAACCCAAATCTGGATGTCCCAGCCGTTCTCCTTTCTTAGTAAGAATCAAATTTTTAAAATTTGACCGTACTTGTTGAATAACAGAAGTGGATTGTTCAAACATTCCTGTCTGACCAAGCCGTAATGGAAGGGTTACACCAATGAACTTTTGTGCCATATTACTTACTCAATCCCATAGCCTTCATAACTTGCGAATAATCTCTGTTAATCGCTTGTACCGCAGGATTGTCTTCTGATACTCCAGGAGGAACTGGCATTATCTTACCAGTTTTTGCAACGATTGTATCCCCTTGGCGTTCTAATCCCATCATTTCAGCTAATTGAGAACGTGAGAACTTTGGCTTTTGTGAAGGCGTTGCCGTTTCTTGTAAAGTTTTTACTTCGGCAACAGCTTCTTCCAACAGCTTAGGAAGAACTTTTTTCACTTCATCTTCCACAGCTTCCTTTACAAGTTCCTTTACATATGCTCGAAATAATGCTTTGTCCATATATTATCCTCTATTTGTTATTAAATCTTCCGAGAACCGAGTTATCCATAGTGGATTGTTTTATATTTTTAAGAGACTGTCTATACGTAAATGGATTTTCTTGTCTCTTCAATTTTTCCTTTTGTGCCTGCACCGATGCTTGTTGCCGTCTTCTCTTTATATTTTCTATTTTTGTTTCAATATAGTTTTTAATTTCTGCGAACGATGGTCTTCTGGGAGGAAACTCCGGAACACTTAACGAAATCGTTGGAATAGTCGGAGCTGTTGGTAATGAATTAGTATATGTTTCTGCTACTGTTAATGCTTTAGTTCTGATTTCATCTAAACTACCACTGACAAACGTACTTGGTGGTATGATATTATTAAGTACTGATTGAGAACCCACTATGACTTCTGCGGTCGAAGCAGAAACATTTTGTAAATCTATTGCATTATTAGGTAAAAGATTACTTGGTATTGCCATAATCAGTCATTAGTTTTTGAAGTAAAATTACTTGTACTATTAAATGATGCTCCCTTACCCCTTGCTATATCTGTAGTTAATAGTGTTAACGTTGTTGCCAGGCGCGCCGAAGATACTGCTGCGGTAGGTGATGGTACAAACGAAACACTTATGTCTTGTAATGCCTGTACCACTCTCTTTAAGAATACAGATAATTCTCCACCAAGAACCATTGGTTGGCTTTCGTGGCCACCCGAACCTATAAATATCTTTCTGCCGGAGATTGAGTAGTTTCCAGACGTTCCGTACGATATATCGTCTGACGAAACAATCGACACCGTACGTCCTTTAATAAACACATCTTTATCCGATTGTAATTTAATATCTTTATTTGCCGTCATAATTACAGATTCTTGCGAATCGACAGTAATAGATTGTACTGCACTGAGGTTAATTTCTGTCTTAGAGAACAGTGAAATTTCATTTATCTTACTGTTTAAAATCAATCTATCCGAGTTTATAAATATTTGTGCACCTACATAGGTGTCTCTATTTGGGTTTTCTGACGACCGCAAATGGGCTGGACTATCCAACGTTGCCGCTTGAAATCCTACCTCTTCATCGGTGACCATCCATATAGTGCTTTTATCCTTATTAATATCTTCGTAAGCCAGTCCATAAACCCCACCAACTACGTTTTCCAACGTACCATCACGGTTGATGTCTATGGATGTAATTTTATTTGGACTTTGACCAACGGTTAATAAGATATTTGGCTGTGGAGTATTAACATTTGGGTTACTAAACAAACTTGACCCAAATCTAATGATATTACCAAATCTACCTTGTACGATTAAGTCACCTTCATTTGGACGAACCATGCGGACAGTTGGATTTTCGCTAAACTCATCTCCTAACGTAAACTGCTGTTGCGTTCCCCACGGTCTGTATGAAGTCCCACCTTGGGCAGCCAACTGAGCTGCGTCACTTCTATTTTGACTAGGTTCGGTTGGTGAGAATCTTTGACTTAAGCCAGGCCAAGAACTTTCGGTAATTTTATTAGTAGAATTGATTCTACGAGTATAAAATAAACGACCTAGAGAGTAAAACACTAACACTAACTCGTTTTTTAACGGATATTCACGTATACTAGAGTCTAATGGTGCTGCCCAGTTTAGTTTTTCCTTTGGTAACCCTCTATCACTTGGAATGAATCTGACTTGGACCATACCAACATTACTACCATCAGCCGCATACTCTGGATGTAATTCGTTTAAAATAACATCTTCCACCAACCCGTCTTGATATGGAGTTGGTTGACTGATAGAAAACCGTGGGAACTGTGACGCTCCCAGTTGGTTGATATCAATATTGTACGATATCGGTCCAAATGATGACATTACTTTTTCCCTGCAAACACATCATCCAAGTCCTTCACATCTTCTTGAAGTCCTTGGATTTCTACTTGAATATCCCCAAGTAATGCGTTCTTTTCTTCTTCGGACAACAATCCATCCAAAGATGCGTTAGACTTGACACCAACAGATACAATGCGTTGTGCGATTTGAGCAACACGGACCAAGTGTTCGTCGTTTTTGACGTTCACTTCCAAGAATCCCTGCACAATAGGCCCAATCACCGCGGCATCTTCTGGTGTGCGGATGAGTTGGACCATTTTCATAATAAACGAGTTGATTTGGGTTCGTTTACTGTCGGTATTTTTGTGTATTTCTGAGAAAATGTCGGCTAGACTTTTCCCATCATATAGTTCGGAATTAATATCCATAAAGACCCCCTAAAATCCTATATTATAAATAGATAGGATTTACTTTTTATACGAGAAATAATGAGATGGGTCTGATAAATGTCCGTTGCGTCTAAATTCACCCAACATTCTAATGATATGGGGACGCATCTTATTGATAACCTTAGTGATATGAGCAGTTTTATAGTTGGTCATCTCACGAACCATTAAATACAGAGCTTTTTTGTTAAAATTATCTATATTGTCAATACGTTCTATGAGTTTTACTATGGCCGAAGCAATTTCTATGTCCCGTTTTTTCTTGAATATTTTCGTTGTATTGAATTCCCAGTAATCTACCAAAAGACGAAGAAATTCTTTCATATCGACCGTGGAATCACGGGTTTCCGGCTCTACAATTAACATTTCTTCCAGCGTAAATGACTCCTCTGTTTGGTCTGAGAAGTATAGTACACGCTTTTCTTCCTTGTAGGAGTTATTGTTGTGTAATATAAGATAATTTTTTGCGATTACACTAAAATATGAGAATGCCTTTCCCTTATCTTCGGTAAATTTATGTAAATTGATAACCAGAAAGGAGACTACCTGCGCCTTAATTTCGTCGAAGGTACCCTCCATATATGGAAATTTGAACCGATTGATAACGTTTTCTGCTAGCTTATCAAGCGGTCCTTGAATTTTACTTCTAAATAATTGTTCCCGAGTGTCGGGGTCATCTGATTTATTGTATGCGATTATCGCTTTTTCAGTTTCTTCGGTAAAATAAACCTTATCGTTCTTCTTCCTCGTTGTTACCATCACGTGTCTCCGTAACGAATGCATATAATAATTCCGTGCATTCAACCAGTTGTTTAAATACTGTACCTACTTCATCGTCCTGTTCAAACATCTGACGACTATCTAAACTGCGCATCAGTCTTACGGTAGCTCTTGTGCGACCGTAAAACTGATTAATAGCATCTTCCATTTTCTCATTTTTTCTTAACAGATTATATGTTGCGAAAGATAACGCAAAAACAATAATTGTCAAGAGTGCAACCAAAAAAATTAACATTAGAAAGTTTCCCGTAATTTGTACTTGTTGAATTCCTGCAAATAATCCCGAATAGACGTACCATTTGCATCTGTCCGACCATTCATATCACTATCTGCGAAATACTTTCTTACGTTACCCGCACCAGCCAAGTGGGCGGCGGCAAGAACACCAGACCGAGTAATATGAATTCCTTTGAACTTCCGACCTTCGTAATTTTCTATAATACGGTCCAACAGAGAGTTATTTGCTCTCATATAACTTACCATTACGCTGTCCTGTAATTCAGGATTACGTAGGAATTGATTCTTTGATACCCGGTACCCTAAGACCTTAACCGTTCTTGGGTCGAATTGATACTTTCCCATCATTCCAAACTTATTAACTACGTTTGGCGTATTGTCACTTTCTCGACGAGCCATATGGTCTAAGAACCTTTCTAGTTCGGTTGGTTCTGACCGTACAATCCCATCGGGAATGTATACTGTTTTTGCCGTACCTACTGCTAAAACCATTATTGTCATTACAATCATAGAGAGGTATTTCATACTTCCTCCGTTTAGAGTAAGTGGGGACGAGCCTCAGCCATACCAGCACCCGTGACCACTACATATTCTGGAAAGAATTCTCCAAGATTCCGTGCTCCAGCGTAAGACAGAGCAGAACGTAATCCATCAGTCAATCCTTCCACGATAAACTTTACACCACCCTTAAAAGGAATTACCGTAGACTCACCTTCAACATTTCGCTTTGCTTGGTTATGGACACTCTTCGTTTCCAATGACGCAGCTCCACGATACCGCTTGTATAATCCATTCGACTTCTCAATAATTGCACCAGGCGCTTCTTTGGTTCCTGCTAACAGCGACCCAAGAATGACAGAATCAGCTCCCACCGCAAGTGCCTTCGCAATGTCACCACTTGACCGAACACCACCACAGGCGAGAATCGGAACTGTGATTTCACGTGCACATTCTTCAAGAGAAGTTACGTTCGGAACCCCAAATCCTGTCTTGATACGAGTGGTACAAAGTGACCCACCACCGATACCGACTCGAATAGCGTCCGCTCCCCACGATTGTAAATCAAGTGCACCACGTGCAGTAGCAACATTTCCTGCTACAATATCAATGTGGGACGGAAGTTCCTTCTTCAGTCTGTGTAATGCATCTCGCACAAACGTATGATGTCCGTGTGCCACATCAATTAAAATAATATTAGCACCCTTAGTGACCAATTCAAACGCCCGTTCAAAATAATCACCGTTTGCACCAATAGCTGCCATTACATGTCGTGTGGAATTTTCGTAATGACGAGTATACGCCTTAACTTTTTCCACTTCCTTTCCTTGCTGCTCAATCGTCATAAACCGATGAATACAACCGATTCCACCAAGCTCTGCCAAAGCAATTGCCATCTCACTATCACACACCGTATCCATTGGCGAAGCAACGAACGGGAGACTAATGCTATAATTAGTCGTCAATCTAGTAGTAAGGTCAATATTCTGGCGAGATTCAATATCCGAATATGCGGGAATTAGTTGAATATCGTCGTAGGTCAGTGCTTGATTAGCGTGTAATGGTGTCATAATAGTCGTTTTGTTTACGTTGACGGTCAATATCCTTGATGTGGTAGAGTGACCATTCTTCCTCATCGGGAAGCGGTGCTTGAGTCTTATATCCAATTATACGTTCGTGAACTTTTCCTTCCCAATAAATGCTATCGGTATTCCGATACAACCGAGTCTGATAATCTGGAAACATTACCCAACCCTTTTCATTGATTCGCCATCCCCACCGACGAATATCTTCTTCGGTCAATCCGTTTACCACATTGACGCGGGGAATCAAATACAAATCAATATCATTATTGTCAATAATATCGTGAAGATACGTGAGAAGATTACTATTAAACTTCTCATCAGCGTCTACTTGGAAAATATACTTTCCGTTACACTTACTATTGAGAAAATTCTTGTGTGCAGCAAAATCGTGATTCAATTCGTGACTATACAATTGAATCATATCCCTATCCGCATAGTCATACAGAAGATTCTGTGTAAGCACATCAGTAGAATTATCGTCTACGACCACAATCTCATCACCAGTCTGTTCACAGTGCGGAACGAGCTGGTCGAGAAGGTCACGAATATATTCTCCTTCATTATGTGTCGTAATTGCAAACGAAATAAGCGGTGTCATTATACCTTCCGTGTTAGGAAATCCTTAACGCCTCGAACTATTAAAAAAATACCGTATATACCATATATAAACGTAATCGTTATTGTTGTCAAGACAAAAAAGAAAAATTGCACCACATCTTCAAAAAATGACGTTATTTTTTCTGTCATACTAACTCCAGGTATTTAAATAATGCTAGTTCTTTTGCTTTCGCTTCGAGGTCAACATCAATCGTGAGTCCAAAATCGTCAATACGAGAAAACACATAATCAGCGTGAGCGCGAGGATTACCCGTAACGTTCTCATTAACATTTTTACTCTCGCTATAGTGAAAAAGTGGAGTAATACCCTCAGGCCACGTACCGGCGGAGAGTTCTGCGGCGTCTTGTGCGGTCAACCCATCTTGGTGAAACTGGTGATGAAAATAGTCGAACGTCAAAGGAATGCCTAGCTCTGAATGAAGATAGGTAAATAACTGGATGATAGAGAATGCCGATTCCTTGTCATCATTCTCCACCACCATACGGGCTTGAAGATTTGGTGATAGTTTACGAAAATTATCAATCCACCGTTGGGCAGTCTGTTCAGAAAAGTTCATACCCACGTGAATGTTGATTGCATTATATGGGGTCGCTTCCAATCCCATATAGTCAAATATCAATGAGTGCAGTTCTAAGTCTTTGATAGAATTGAGTACAACCGACTCCTTCTCCGAACCTAACTTTACAAAGTGGTCGGGATGAGCGGTGATACGTTGACCAGTAGACTTAGCAAAATCACCACATTCTTTCAGTTTACTGACGATAGCGAAATAATCGGGGAGGTGAGTTTCCTTGTATTCCGTACCCCACGGAAAAATACCAGACCCCATACGGAATACCTTGATACCGTTATCGGCGTTCCACTTTAGAATTGTCAGTAGGTCATTGGCGTTAGCAAGTGCGAGTTCAGATGCGTACTTCAACCCCTTAGCTTCGAACGTAGCCTTTCGCATGGCACGACCCGTAGTGATACCACGTTTGTTGAGCGTATTATTGATACAGCAGTAACCAACGTTGATAGGCACGAAAACCCCCAATTAAGTAGTATACTAAATATACACCGAATTGGGGATTTTGTCAAGGGGTCTATTA